CATGATCGCATCGTACACATGACCCGGAATCGTGTCAATATCCAGTGTATCGGGGACCGTGTTAAACCTGTATGGTGTGTACTCGTCGTCGTCGTCATCTTCCTCGGGGTATCGAGCGTTATCCGTGTTTGCCCAATCAGCGTGAAGTAAAGTCACGTCCACCGTGACGTTCGCTTGTTCAGGAGTAGCTGACCGTATCGACGGTGAATATTCGGGCATCTGAGACATTGTCATAGGTTCATTCTGATCAAGCAGAAAGCTCGGGGGTTTGACTTTATCACGAATTTCCTTTATGAGATTCGCGATCTCGAGGTAATCACCGTCGGGAAGAACCTCTGCGTTTTTATCAATGAGAGCCATGAGAGAATGGAACTTATCCATCTTTGAGTTTTTTGAGTTGAAAATATTCACAATAGCATCACGACTTAAGTCTGTTAAGATCTTTGTATGAGCTACGTCCGCGTTTAATGTACACTTTACACACTTCATATCTCGTGACGAGATGATCATATGAAATATCTTTTGTATCGTCAATTTCTAGATAAATGTCATCAATCAAATCACAGAGCCTATCCTGCATCTCGAAATCCTTATCACGTCGCCTTTCAGGTAAAACCACACGTTTGAAATATGATAACAAATCTTCACATTTCAAACGAAGTATTTCTAAATCGTGTTTATTGTCAAATATTTTGTCAGCTTTTGTAATAGCTGTATCACGTGGATCGTGAATTATTCTTTTTTCGCCGCAGTCGTTGTACGCTGTTATGTATACACCTTTCAGTAGTTTATCTGCGAAGGTTTCTTGCTCTGGAAGAGATCTCGTGGTAAAGACCTCATAGAGGAGCTTGAATATACCGGACATTTTCTAGGTGCGGGTGGCGGAACGAGTGTATGCGGGGTGTGTAAAACTTCTTCCCAAATGCGTCGTTGGACGTCGGGGCACAGGGGAGCTGTAGCCTGCAAGAAAGCAATAGCAAACTCGTGTGAATATACACTTACGTAAAAAGTCATCAGTCGTCTTTATTTTTCTCCGAAACGTCGCCTTCACTTAGGTTCTCTTTCTTAATTTTAGAAATATACTCTCGCTTAAGTCGTATCTGCTCGATATCAATATCAAGCATCAAGCGACACGGTGCATCAATGATAGCGGTCTTTAGCCATCTGAAAGTATTGAGACTGTATTGGGGTGTGAATTGCCAAAAGGTATTAAACATAGCTATGAAATACGTCTTACACTCGAAGGACACCGCGTTAACAAATGCACTACCCCGTTGGGGGGGAAGGGTGGGCTCGGACATATCGTCGTAATCAATAGTATCCATGTAGTTTACTTTGACTCAACTTTTTTATACTCGTTTATCATTCGCACCGTATCGACACAAACTATTCCAGCCAATGTTGTAAAATAACTCAAGATAAGTGTCACGTTCATATTACATAATAAGCTTTTTTTCGTGACCAACGTGCAAGTCTGTGTTGATTACAATTTTATAGCCCGCATCAATAACCCGCTTAGAAAATGAAACATCTTCGGAGAAAATCTGTGAAATCGTCTTTCCATCAACCTGTAATTCTTCCGTTGGATAATTGAAATAAGGGTATTCGATCTTTTCTAGTACTTCGCGAGTACAAGCCATAAATCCCATCCCCGTATAAGCGACCTCGTGATGTTTAATGTCCTTGTCGAACGTTTCGAGGTCGATAAATTCATACACACCATTCTTTATGAAATGTGCCAGGTTCCACTCCTTAACGGCTGCGATGTATTTAGAATTAAACATTTTATACATACCCGAAATTACTGGGTATTTATCCGTATCTTCGATAAGCTCGATAAGTTGTTTCGCTGTAAAAATAATATCTGAATCGATCGTCACCCAGACGTCGTATTCAACCTTCCCGTCGAATGGCTTTTGTTCGTTACCGCGCATAGTGTCTAAACCTAGAGTCATCATACGTGTGAAAGGTGCGTAAGCGGAATAATCATTCGTGAGTGCGATTTTATATCCAAGTTGCGTCATCTTTAACAGAGACTCTGACCATTGCATAAGAAATGTACCAGAAAACTCTTTACCAGGGAAGGCGATGATTACGTTTTTCTTAGAGGGATCCATTAATTAATCATTCATTACAAACTTTAAATTACTTTCCTAAACGACTGTGCACGTATTCACAAAATCTCTTGAGTTTGGGAAGAATTGTATTATTCCACATCTCAGTATCTCTCATCAAAATTTCGGTGTGAATTGCATCACCACGCTGCTCTTCAAACCTACATTCATCAACGTTAAGCATATTCATGAGCGTTTGGCATCTGACCTTATCAACCTCGGTTAAACCCCTGAAACGACTGTCTGTGCGATCCGTCACATCCACGACGACGAGTTTTCCGGATGAACCCCTGATCAATTTATCCGCGTACCCCGTGAGAATATACTTTGTACCTTGAATGACACAAATTTCTTGTGTATAATACCTCTTATCACACGTCTCACTTGTAACCCTGCCTCGAAGAACGTCCTTCGTGTGATCACAAATGAGTAGTCGCTTAGCATCCGACAATTTTGTCTTTAGTCCGAGCTGCACAAACACCGCATTCATTTTGTTATCGATATCTTTCATACGCCTAGATTGGAATCGTAGAGCATCCGATACGATATTATCGATCACTTCGTTTTCGTTACGTAGTTTCTCCACAATTTCTCGGCGCCGAATACCATTATCTGTCTGATCATAGTATTTACCTATGACGGATTTAGCGACATCGAGTGGTTTTTTAAACCAGTTAGCACCGGAAATAGCGGGAACATCTGATACGTTGACGACAACTGTATCAAGATCAATAGGTTTGCAGTGAAACTTAATATCCCGTACGACTGAGTAAATCACACCACATGCCCTAGAATCCTCCAATGCATCGTGTGCACGGAATGTCTCACCGGTGATGTAGTTGAACAGTGTTTCACAGCGATTATTTGAAGTATCGAGGAATGCAGATTTAGCCATATCCAAACTGCACACAAACTTCAAATGTCGAAACGGTTCAATCGAGAGTCCGTATCTGTAACATTCACTAAACAGAACGTTTTTGTCGAAATTGGCATTATGAGCTACGAGTGTCGTAACTCGTGATTTTCTTATGAAGGCCAAAAACTTTTCGTATACTTGTACAAAAGGTAACCCGCATCTCTGTGCATAAGAATGTGTGATACCATGTATATCGGTAGCACCTACTGGATCGTCTTGATGTGAACCTAATACGAATCCATCCGGATAGACGATGTTATGTTGTGAATCAATCTCGCGCCCATGGCGAGAGAACTGTATAGCTGCGATGGATGCCATTCTGCATCCACTCCATAACTGGTAGTTTTCAGGGGTCACGGTGGTGACATTCGGGGGCGGACGCCCCGAAGTCTCGGTATCCCATGCAATGTAGCCCATTGGTAAATATGATCTGTTTTCTTTATATTAAACATCTAACTTAGGTGCAGTTATTCATCGAAGTCGTCGACGCAGACATCATCTACATTCTCTTCCTCGGCGTCTTCCTCTTCCTCTTCCGGGATAATACCTTCATCTTCTTCCGGACCGTCATCGTCGTCATCATCGTCATCATCGCCGAGTGGGACGTCGGTTGTTTCGACGTCTTCAGCCTTTTCTTCCACTTTTTCCTCAACCTTTGGTTTTGCAGTTTTGCGTTTAGTCGTCGTAGATTTGTCGAATATTTTTTCGATGATTTTTTCGATCTTTTTTGAAAACTCGACCCGCTTTTTTTGATTTGTGGTAATTCTTTGAAGAAACTCATTTGAGAATCCAATGGCTTTATAAGCCGCGATAACCATTTTAATTGGTGGTTTTTTACCTTTGGAGTAGTAATTGTACCACAACTCGAGAAAATGCGGTATAAGCTTGACCCGGACTTTACCAGACTTAAGGATTACGAGTTTTAGATATACCTTATCCACGAAATCGAGTTCTGGCTCGTCTTGCCTAGCGCGTTTTTTTGGTGGTTGTAACTCGATGATATCAGGTGATTTAAACGATACCCCGTAGTACTCGTAGTTTTTTTCAAGTAGGCGCGCGTACACGTTTGAAGCCTGTATCGCGAATTTTTCCTGTTTTTGTGGACGGGTTGGTTCTGTCTTGAACCCCTGAATTATATTAGCCAATACACCCGAAGTAGGTCTGCTAACATTGGGTGTAGTAGGTGGGTGAAAACGGTGAGTCGGTCGTTTCAACATTCTTATTTTTTTATTACAAAATTTCTAACTTAGGTCTAATTTATGTTCTTCCACACGCGTAATCAAGTTCACACCCGATGACGTGATGCGCTTGAAAATTCTGAAGAGAACTGTACGGCCCCCATATTTCGATAACTTTACGTTCCTTGTCGTACCATATATAAGCGAGTTCCAAAAACTTAGTCAGCCAATAGAAACGCTTTCCATTCCTTCCGATAAATTTGTAGAGTTCGTTATCCGAGTAAGAAGAAACATCCATCTCGCTATAATGCGTGTTAGGCGGGGTGTATGGCGCCATCTTAATCGTATAACGTTGATATTGTTTAAGTACATTTATGCACCACATCCACATCCCGTGGTGTATCCCTCCTTCTTTTTACAGTTGCAGTTTTTGGATCCACAATTCGCGCAGTAATGACTACGACCTGTCCATGTATGATAAGAGTTCGTTGTGGCAAGAGTAATGATTATAGCACTGATGAATATAATAAGAAAAGCTTGCGGCGCGGTAGGTAACTTCATTTATATTACACGAACATTTTTTTCCTGCGGTCACACGTTTTGTTTTCATTTGGCTTCGAGTTGTTTACATTTCCTTCTTACTTCCACAACTATACCCCGAAGTGGCTGTCGCTTTGTCGATCACGATGAATATTGTGATTATCATACTAATACAAAAGACACTCCCCGTAAACGTTTTCAAGAAATTTCCATTCATAAAGAGAATAGGTCCTGACATTTATGGTATACTAATATATTTATTCAAATTCGTATTCCTGTTCGTCGTATAAACTTATTTCCGATTCAGAATCATCGTCTGTATCATCACTGTCGTATTCCAAATCAAAATCCACATCCGAATCAGTCAGGCAATCGTAGTATATTCCATCTGAACGCTTTACGTAATCACCTGTATCTTCTAAGTCTAAACCATCATAAAAACCAGATACAGCTTCTCTGGGAACTGAATGTTGGGCGTCATCTGACCACTTATACGCATACTGATCTTCGTCGTATAGCAATGTATATACTTTATATGAATCTACACACACTTCTTGTATTTTGCAAATTTCGGTATAACCATCGACGTATTCTACGTCAATTAACTGACCTTCCATTTTTTTTATACCGAGTGTATTCTTAAAATAACATTTTTCTAGAGTATAATATATGAACATTCCCCACGCCACGCATCCCGAACAAGCTGCAATGTTTGATATAGATGACACTCTTATCGAATCTCGTAGCGGTAAAAGAATGGAGAACGTCTATGCGTTGTATAAAAGTGTACAAAATAAGGGGTATAAAATGATCATTATTACGGCCAGACCAGGGTACTATGAAAATGTTATTCACACACAGGAACAGTTAAAAACTCATAACATTTACTACGACGAACTAGTGTTTACACCTCCTCCTGGAAAGTCTGTGTATAAAAAGAATTCTAAATATAACTATATACTTTCCGTAGGCGATATGGACACGGATTTAACCGATTCTACGTACGCAGTTAAGATTTCCATCTAGAATTACATATGTGACAGGTAATGAAAACTGTCATGGGTTCGTCAGCACCTCTCGTCTGCATCTGGTAAAACGTAGTCTTCCAATCTTTACACTTCCCACATTTAAACAATCCCTTGTAATCTGGGTCGTTCATGATTGTTTTACCTTCCTTCTTCGTAGCCTTTTCCACATTCACTTCTATTTCCTGTGCCATGGGGCCTTCCGGCCAGAGTAGGTTTGGTGGTGTCTCCACGATTGCAGATGATTTTAACTCACCAGATAGAATACGAAGTTTAAGTGATGGAGAGTTTCGTAAACACTTTTGAATCTCGAGAAATTTCGTTTTGTATCGATTCATGTGTCTATGATTATCCGCAGCCGGTGTATCACCTAACTTTGTAGATCTAGTGATAGCCCAGTTATATATACACTTTTCTATGTTAATGCATTTTGTATCGTCTTTGGGGAGTTCGAGAAGTTCCGAAAAACGAGTGACAACAAATTCCCTGGACATTATTACTTATGTTATCGAATTAATTAATAACGACTTAAGTGCGACATGGGATCCCTGGCACAGTCGCCAAATGATTCTGGCGAACACCTGTTAAATGGATCGGTGGTCTGTTTACGCTGATTGGATTCTTTCGTCACTCCCCACAGGGAATCTAACTCATGTAAAGAGTACTTTTCCGAACACCATTCAATGAGTAAAACAACTACAATTAGCGCAAATAAAGCAAATTTTAAGGATATCTCCATATATTAATAACAACTTTTTTATTTACATATCTCAGATGACGAAAGCTGTATTAATACACGAGGAGTTCGATGACGTGGTAGAAATAGACATAAATATAGACCCTGTAAAAAATGAAATATTTAGAGTATTACAGGGTCCGGCTACATTCATAGGCCAGTGGCCTGAAATTGATGTAGTAATCATGAAATGTGTAAAAGGTGGTGATCCATTTGCTGATAGAGAAAGAAACGAAAACATTCTTCCACCTCCATTCAGCAGGGAAAGGATTTTAGGTAAAGTATTACTAATGCGAATGGATATAGATTCTGAGCCACAGGATTTTACATTAGATGAATACAATAAATTTATTTTACAAAAGACTCAGGAATAAACGCCGATCCACGCAAAACGGCTTGTGAATATTTCAACGCGAGTTGAAAATGTACATCCGCCCAATCTAGAGGGCTCTTGATCTTAGCTTTACACGGGTTATCATTGACCAATTGTACCATATCTATTTTTTTATTATTGGCCATGATATCATTCATCGCATCGTCAACCTTTTGTAACCATAGTACATGTGATTCGCTGGTGGGGTCGAACTTGGATACGAACGACATTTTGTAATATACACTTACATATTCTTTAAACTGTAATCTAACATTTCTCTATACAACATTTCGTCAACGACGGCGTCAACCTCTTGTCCACTCATTTTAAACGACATGACATCATCGTATTCAAATGTGTGACAATAAAAATACTCTATACCGGACATAATAGACAAATCGTCTAAGTCTTGTCGATTTTTATACGTAACTTCTAACAGACCTTTATACATTTCGGAATCATGTTCAAAATAATGACTAGCCTTTTCAACTGGAAGCGCTGGTACAGATAAATTTACACAAGGCCATTTACCGAATTCAGCCCTATGCTCCGAAATATACGAAGCATAATTATGAGCTATTTTATTATCTTTAAAACATATAAATCTAGACTTGGCCTTTCCGTCAAGTATAGTCGCAGAGCCCACATGTCTAAGAGAAACAAAATAGAAATCGGTCATTCTTATTGTACTTTAAGATTAAAACCTTAAATATTATACATATGCAGTTTCCTAAAACTACTGGACAATGTACATATCTTCGTGCTCTCCAAACAGCGAAACCAATAGTAATCGCAACGGGTCCGGCTGGATCGGGTAAAACCATTCTTGCATGTCAGGAGGCTTCTACACGTTTGGCTCATCGTCGATATGATAGGATTATTTGTACACGACCAGTAGTAGCCGCTGACGAAGATTTGGGATACCTTCCCGGGGATATGGGAAGTAAAATGGAGCCGTGGGCTATTCCGATGCTAGAGTTCATAGAGAAATACTTGACTCATAACCAGGTTCAGTCGCGCGTGTATATAGAACCACTCGGATTCATGCGGGGTCGAACGTTTGATAATACTTTCGTGATAGCGGATGAAATGCAAAATAGTACCCCTAATCAAATGAAGATGCTTCTCACACGTTTGGGTGCGAATTCAAAAATGATAGTTCTCGGCGATCTTCAACAGAGTGATCTTCCTACAAGGAATGGACTAGAAGATATCATTGATCGTGTAGATTGTATAGAAATGGATCATTTAGAATATGTAAACATGACCGATGAAGATGTATTGCGTCACCCAGCCGTGGCGGAAGTACTCGCCGTCTATAAAAATTAAATATAAACATATAACAGAATGCAAATCTTTGTGAAAACTCTCACAGGAAAAACGATCACCTTAGAAGTTGAACAGTCAGACACAATTGACAATATCAAGGCTAAAATTCAAGATAAAGAGGGTATTCCGCCCGATCAACAGCGTCTCATTTTCGCGGGTAAGCAACTCGAAGACGGTCGAACTCTCGGGGACTACAATATCCAAAAGGAGTCGACGCTTCACCTTGTCTTACGTTTAAGAGGTGGTGCACGAATGACGGCAGAAAGAATTCGTCGAATGCGAGCGGCTGGGGTACAGCTTCCCGGAGCCAGGGCAACGCGGTCACCGGCGACAAACCGTTCCAATTCCAATTCCAATTCCAATTCCAGTTCATCATCTTTCACTAGACAGGTACGAGCACGCGTTTCGTCTCCTCCATCTAATACACGTCAGATACGCTACAACTTTAATAGGTTTGGAAATTCCATGGCGATTAATAACAATAATAATTCCAATTCCAATAATAATTACTATATCAGAGCCGCGACTCCTCCCAGACAAACAAATAAACTAAGAGAAAAGGCTGATAGAAAGAAGATGAAAGCATCTCTCAGCTTGAAACGACGTTTAATCGCGAGTGGTCAGATCCCGGGTGGGCGACACTGGGATGGGAGACGATGGCGCAATCTTAATAAAACCAACGTGAAGGGATTTTACCTGAGTGATTTTACCAATGCCGGCGCCGTGAAACATATAAAGAAACATAAACGAGTGTATCTTAACGTAGACGTGCGCAATGCTAAGGTGCAACACGTATACGATAGGGATGGTATTATTCGTCTTCTCGTAAATGGGAGATATTTGGCTAAAAGTCCGTTAACCCGTAGAAATTTTACCCTCGAAAACGTTATGCCGTATTAAGGTGTTTCCGACATACAGCGCTATACATATCACTTCCTCCTATGAGTTCTAGTGTTCGATCCGCCACCTTACGTTGTGTAAATGGGCCCGGGTTTCCATTATTACATACCATACACAAAGCCGAGAGTTTAGTGACCTCCGATGCAAGTGGAATGCAATCGATCAGTTCTCCAAACTTCCGTTGATACGAATCCCCGTCTAATCCAGTAAGAATAATGGTCTTACCCGTCACCAATACACATTCTACAAACTTCTTCAAACGCGGAAAAAATTGCGCTTCATCTACGGCTATTATATCAACTTCGTCAAACTCGTCGGTATGAATGATATCAAATAGATCGTATACTTTATGACAGTTGAATTTTACGTTATCGTGCGTTTTAAGTACTTCATCAGGTGATCGTGTATCTTTCGCAGAGTTTACGACGAGTACTTTTTTACCTATAACTTTAAGACGTTTCAGACGACGGATCAATTCCGAAGTCTTGCCTGAAAACATATTCCCCATGATAATCGAAAGCCCCATCTCACTGATTATTATTATCTTGTATTTTTTATATGGGATATATCCACAGGGCAGTTTTCAATGGGTACACCGGATATTACAATTCATCTACAGGCCGTGTAAAATTTAACGACAAAGTATACCCGAGCATCGAAGTTGCTGTTAAATATCTTACAAAACCCTAACGTATACCGGACGTTCCGTGCGTATAATAGCGAGCCCTATTTGTAAAAGTCTTCGTGCAAACTGTGTCTTCACCACCACCGTACTAAATTCTACATATTTTCGTGAATTTGGTCTATGATGATCGAGAACCTTCTTCATAGATAAAATTCGTCCCAATGATAAATTATTACAATATACCGTGTTCAATTCAAGTCTCACGGGTTTGTTAAACGTCCACACACTTTTGAAAAATAAATCTAGATGTTTTGGTGTAGTTTTATCGGTTATTGTTAAAGCGCATGTTTGTGCCATACTTTAAATATAGATTAATTTCTTTATAAATATTAAAGATGCCAGTGCGTAAGAAGTCCCCGAGTTCTATGCTCACGTCTATAAGTAAGCGTCCCAATAAATCCGTACAAACTCGGGTTAGAAAACTAACTAACTTATCCAACTTAAAAACCAATACTCACCGCGAACTCGAAAATCGTCAGCGTGAACTCGAGAAAGCTAAACGTATCATCATGCGCGCTAGAGCAGCTGGTGAGAAACGACTGGTTGCAAAAATGATGCGTGAAATGGGATACCAGCGACTCAACAACCCTTAAACAAAAATCTCAGTAAAATATTAGATGAACGACAAAACTCTTGTTTTCAGTTGGTGGTTATGGATTTTAGCAATCCTTTTTAGACTAGGGTTTACATCTTATTCACCGTTCTTGCCATTATTGATTGCACTCGTCGTTGCAACATACTTGGTGTTATACAAGTTCCGTCGTGAGTATCACTGGACAAAGAAGGTAGTCATCATGTCTTTAGAACTTTTGTTTACAGTGATGAGTTATTCGCCCAGGTCTATTTTTGATACGACAGACCTGATGATTACTACCATGGTAACTATGGTATACCTATTCTATGTAAATTTGAATGGTACAAATGTTTATGAGTTGTATTTTAAAAGATTTCCCGAGGCACACAAGGATGAAACTTTCATGGAACACCTAAAAAATCTCAGTAAAAGGTAAGATGCCTCTCACCGATGCTCAAATTACTCGAAAAGTTGGGCAACTGCGTAGAACAGAAGGTCAAATCTATGCACCTCTCAAATACTTCAGAGGGCTTGAGACTCTCAAGGAGGTTGAAGCTCGTTACAAGAAGATGCTCAAGAAAGACTACACCAAGTTCAGAACAGACGAAGGACGAAAGACGAAGACTTCCTCCTACACCCAAAAGTTCCGGAAAAGGTACGGCTCAGATGTTAAGTCGTTACCAGATATTGCGAAGGCTACTGGCATTCCTCTAAAGACTGTGAAGACCATCTACAATAGGGGACTCGCTGCGTGGAGAACCGGGCATCGACCGGGAGCTTCTCCACAAGCGTGGGGGTACGCTAGGGTTCATAGTTTCGCCACTAAGGGGAAGACGTACTACACTGCTGATAAGGATTTACGATAGTTCATTTCCACGCACTTTCCACAAATTCCTTTGACCACTGAAAATGAGAATTTTGGGTTTCTAATGTCGTGAGAACAACATTATCTCTTGTATATCCTTTACCATTATCAATTCTTTCGAGGGACACGCGCCAATCGCCGTCAATGTTCATTGGAATATCTAAATAATAACACCGTCCACGTTGCTTTTCCCATATGTCTATAAGATATTCAATAGTAATTTCACTTTCCCGATGATTACGACCCTTCGCGTTTCTTTTTTTCGTATGACCTATAGAATTATTTTTTAATTTTCTCAACATAGTATACAATCTTGGTGGAGTATTTCCCCGTTTTGATTCACTAGTATGTTGGTTATATGGAATCGAATTATATATTCTTGATTTATGAACTTCATGCTCGTCGTATGCATCAGTATTACGCAAATTATACACACTCATAAATTTTTCACGTGACCATTGAGTAAAACCAGTCTGAAAAGCTATATGTATTAATACACAATTTTCGGCACTGTAACCGCGTGTTTCATCCAAACGTTCCAAACTTACACATTTTGGTGTAAGCCTTCCACTACTGTAAGCACATTTGAAATTTTCCTCTTCCAGGGTATCGGCAACCCATGTTCCAAAGTAATCTATTGTCCAATCAAATTTGTGTTCCCTGGAAGGTGCTCTGCGTTCTGAAGTTTCACCATTGCGGACTTTTGTCCTACGTTTTGATCCGTCATACAATGACCTTATCTTATATCGCCATGTGTCTGTGCGATAATTGTTTCGACCTCCGTACACTTGTCCATTCATCTCTACCTTTGGAATTTTGAAACGGGATGGAATCCGTATGTTTGTAAGAATTTGAGTTTTGGATTCATCTTCATACCATGTAGTGATAGATCTACATACAGAACGACCTAGATGTTGAGATATATACACAGCCGCGGCTATGCTAGACCTGAAACATAAACCCCTGTTTATCCCATATTCGGGTATTGGTGAAATTTGATATTGTCTTTGCCTGTGAAGCTCTTCTTTTTTATAGACGCACCAAAAACCAGTTTTTGTCTTGTCTGGAATCAATATGAGTTTTTCATTTTCAACCATAGTTTTTGCTTCTTCGTCATCTATAGTTTGTAGTAGGATCATCTCTAATTAAAGGACTACCCACTTCTTTAACCATGACCATCTCAGCCAACAAAAATCTGCGTTAAATACAAGATGGTTCAGAGTTTCGCCACTAAGGGGAAGACGTACTACACTGCTGATAAGGATTTACGTTAGAAGTTTTAAACGCGTAGGCTAGTTTCGAACCCTTCGGTGGTTTTTTACAATATATCTTACAATCACAACAATCCCTTACAGACACGAGTTGCTTTTTAGTCGCGTAACATCGTGTCGGTAACATAATATCTTTGGAGAGGTACCTAAGTATCTGGTCTGTGAGTATCATACTGTTATTTAAAGATTTTTTCTTTATATAAGAATATGACCGATCGAATCTCTTGGAACGAGTACTTCATGAAAGCCGCCGAGCTCGCATCCGTTCGATCCCCATGTGAACGTCTTAAAGTAGGGTGTGTTCTCGCAAAAAACAATCGTCTTATCAGTATGGGCTACAATGGTTTCTTAAGTGGCTCTGAGCATATCTCCATCGTGAGAGATGGACATGAACAAGCCACAATTCACGCAGAGATTAACTCTATAACGGATGCAGCGAAACGGGGTGTTTCCGTAGACGGTGCGACCGCTTATATTACTCATTATCCATGTTTAAATTGTTACAAAGCATTAGCAAGCAGTGGAATCAAGCATATCTATTTCAAAACCAGTTATCGCGACGATCCAGTCATCGCGGAATTAGGGTATGAAATTTCTCTATCAAAATTATAAACCCCAACTCAACGTATTTTCACGAGTAAAAGGTTCCGGGGTAAACTTTTTCGTGACGTGACGACGTTCGTTCGCATCGGGATCACATTGCGCGGGATCGTACAATATCCCACTTTTACGCTTTACTTGAGACGTTTGATCACGTCTCACGCGAGGTGTCTCTACCTTCGGTTCATACGGAATCGAAGAATGATGGAGACAAATACGAACCTTTCCATCCGGGTTACGCTTATATCCAAATGTATACTCAACCTCTGAAATTTCCCCCGTCGTCGCACACGTAAACTCGTACGTACCCATAGCGATCGCTACTTGATTATGACAGTCGATCTGATGATTATCAAAAATGACTCGACTGAAACCCTTCTTAGCGTTAATCGCGAAACCATGATCTTCCTTATATCCACTGATCACCGCGTCATGGCCCACAAAATAAGACATAGCATCGTTTGCAGTCGGGCGAAATTGCTTTGCAGCAGCCTTCGTCGGTTTGAAGAGTACGTTAGAATGATCATATCCATAAAGCTCACCCGCGCGTTCACCCGCGAGGCTAACATAATCACCACCGGAAAGGAAGCAATTAGAAATATCTACAATAGACTGTGCCCAGAAGTTTTGTGCGTCGATAACTTCATCCCTCGTCACGTGATCGACATCGGTCTTGGTGCGAAAATTATCGATAAGCTGTGAGGCTTCGTCCATAGGAGGTGAATATCTACGATTAGCTTCCGGGTCGCGTTGATCTGGGTCATAGAATATACCTCCGTCGTTACGTTTATTGGAAGGCATATTCACGGTTTTTGCAGTATTTTTACGACCACCAAATCCACGTGCGGAATTGATTTCCGTATCATATTGATCAGGATCATAAATAGCACGAGTCTTTACTCGTCGCAAACTAAAAGATCGAACAGGGGATAAGATATTCATGTAATAAGAATACGAACGCTACTTTTAAATAGGTCGTTTATCAATATTCGAAATTCGCATGAAATAAAAAATCTCCATCAAAGTAAATGGTCCACCTAGAACGGATACACGAAGAAATACGTGTACTACACATAAAGGACGAAACTTTAGTCTCGTATCGAATATACGAAAATTTTTCGAATCGAATACAACAATTTAACACTATCAAGATGGGTGGATACCCCGATCGCGATAAACTAACTGAAGAAGAGATCGAGGAACGAAAATATTTGAATTCTTATTTCGAAACTTTAAAAGAACTATTCCCACACATTGAATCGAAATGGTCTAGAAGATATGTTTAAAGATAATTCACACTCATAATGCATGACGTATATAGTAGGAGACTGCTTAGAAAAGCTTGTAGATGTACAAGATGGAAGCGTCACCACTATATACCTCGACCCACCCTTCGATAGCGGTCGTGATTACACGTTATCAGAAAATGATGCAACGGGTTTCAAAGACACATGGAAAGGTGGAGACTATAAACAATTCATAGAAAGTGTTATAGATGCATGCATCCCAAAAATGAAGAAAACGGGTACCCTGTTTTTTCATATCTCGGCTGAAAAAATGTTTACACCGGAACAGGTCTTACGATCAAAATTTAAATATGTTCAGCCTATATTTTGGAAAAAGTGTAGATCTAAGAATAACGTAAAAAAGAAGCTGGGCGCTACCATCGACATCATATTTAAATGTTCAAACTCAGCCAATCCCGTGTTTAATGTAGTATACCAAGCACGGGATGAGAAGTACGTTAATAATTCGTTCAATAATAAGGATGATAGAGGAAACTATTCGTTGGGACATGTCGTTACCGAAAATACAAAAAAAGGATATACATACCCATTTGAATTTGGTGGAATTACGTTCAATCCCGATGCGGGTTGGCGTATCAAACAGGAAGAATTAGAAAAGTTGAAGATAGATAATAGATTGCATACCCCTAAAAAAGTCGGTTCAAAGCTATACAAGAAGATCTATCTTCACGAAACGGAAGGAAAGCCCTGTACAGATCTCTGGGATGATATACATTCAATAAGTCAGGGTTCAGAATTGAGAACGTATCCTACGGCAAAACCTGTGCAATTGTTAGAAAGGATTATAAAAATATCTTCAAATGAAGGTGATTTGATACTCGACCCGATGTGTGGTTCCGGCACTGCCGGGAAAGCTGCAAAAAACTTAAATCGTGCCTACATTCTCGTAGACAAGAATGATAACACGGAAATAATTAATACTCGCATACAATAGGATTTTCGAGTGCATCCATTAACCCCCGGGGATTGTCTTGCTGGATTTTGACCGTCAAATACGAACCCCTACCCAGTAAGGCCTTAACCCCATTATTCAGTGCAATTCGTAGACGCAGTCCGCATGTGTTCTCGATGGTTGCACTCGCAGAATCGTCGTTGATACGCAACTGACCAGGTTCACTCCAGAGACGTAACAACTCTTCTTTCCCAAACAGGATGACCTTTTTCTGCCTGGTCGAATGATAAATCACCCATTTCGAGTCATGTGTATCGTACACCCTTTCCAATACACTCTTGTAGTCAATCCTGGTCAGGATATTGTGCGAGAGTTGCTTATACTCGGCTCTGACATTCTCTGTAAGTTGATGCTTCGCTTCCAAATCCATAATAGGAAGATTGTCATACATATACACATATTCCTCGGCCATTTGTCTATGCTTTTCCACATAGTACAGCATGTAATCTGCATCCGACAAAGAGGCAAGAGACGTATTTTTCCAGTCGAACGAACCACTGTCCGTAGTTTTCGTCTTAATTGACACTCCTTCACCTCGTTCGTTGACGGCATCGGCGTGGTTTCTTGTCCCTCCCCTATGTTCCAGATTTCCTGTCACGTCTCGAATAAGATGAAAATTAGGATGGTTATTCACCAAGTCGATCGTATTATGCTCATTTTGAACACCCTCGTGATGCGGAGTCCCATCGTTCACAAAAGTCATGATTCGTAATTTTACGCGGAACAAGTTTTTACTTAGGTGTAATTTAGGAACTCTGCATATCTGCATACATTAATAAACTATTAAAGATTTGGCGGGAACAAAAAGTAGAATGTTATCTCTCACAAAAACACACTTTATTCGTCCACGTGTCGCAACTCGCGCGAAAAAGGACAAGTTCGTAGAACCCACAGAAGCACCCGGTGAAGGAAAGCGCCGTGAACCAAATTTCGACGAGAACCCGGGTGGCATCGATCCACCGAAGAAAGAAATGAATCTCATCAAAAGGAAAATTATGGAAATTTTTAAAATCAAGGAGATTGATTATAAAAAGTTCAATAAGGAAAATAAGTGGGCCATTAGGCCTGGGGAGAAGAAGTAATTAGCTTTCCATTTCGATCCAAACCCTTTATCTCAAGTTTACCATCGTTTATTAACTGAAGAATTTGTTCCCCTACCCTTTCATTATCGCGCCACGCCTGATCCTGTTTCGGATCTGCGGGAAGTTTCGGCATAAATGCCATGAACGCATTCATTTTCTTATCCATGGGAAGTTCTTTGTCTTGAAGAATTCTTTTAACGTGGTTGGGGATGTTATCTAAGTTCATTGAATTTATATAAAGCAACTTCTTTAAACTCGTGATTATCATCGTCGTTCGAAAATAAGACTTAAGTTAAACCAACATAAAGCAGATACACAATCTATATACAAACGATGATGCGCGTCTCTTCTGTCACCGATTACATCCTCAAGCTCGAAAAGCTCAACCAAGAGTCTCGCGACAAGATCGGAGCTCTCAAGGAACTCTTCATCAAGTCCGAGGAAGATAAGATTCAGGCTCTGAAGGAACTCAACGAACTCAAGAAAAAGCCGACCGTCAACAACGTGACTTTCGTAGACAGCGACGCGCGTGCTTCTTGCACTAAATACGCTCTTAACGAGGAAATTGCGAATCATCTCTTGATCATCGCGTCCAGGGAGCACGATATGTACAAAGCTCGCGCGTACACGAATGCAGCTGGAATCATCTCCAAGCTTCCCTATGAGGTGACTGATGGTGTTTCTTGTGCAAAGCGCACCAAGGGTATTGGTCCTTCTATCGCTGCTAAGATTGACGAATTCCTCGACAGCTACTACAACTCTGACGACGATTCAGATTATAATTCTGACGCGGAGTCGGTCGCTTCCAATGATCTCGGATCTTTCTACAGTACCGATGACGAATCTGAAAGTGATGAAGATATCGATACGAACGAATACATCGCAGATGAACTTGAGAATCTCGCTATTCTTGAATCTAAGCGTGGTGAGGATCCTTTCCGCACCCGCGCTTACATCAAGGCTGCTAACACTATTCGAGGTATTGATTTTGAAATCACATCCGGGTCGGATGTTTACGAAGGAGATAAGAAGCTTCCTGGCATTGGAAAGAGCATCGCTCTCAAGATTGACGAGATTCTCCAGACTGGAACTACCAAGCGAACCACGGAACTTCGTCGTTAAACCCAATTCGCTTTAGGTGAACGTCGACGATATTTTGATCGACGCGAGAGACGATTTAGTACATACATATAAAATATAGCAATCCCCACTGGTGGCATCCTTGTAATGAAATGATATTATTTTACAGTTTCTCGTAAGAAGACGCATCTTCGTATTCTTCGTCCATCGTAAGATCTTTATATTCAACTTCCCTATCACTGTACACGTCGGAGCCATCCTTTATTATCATATCTCTTACAGTTTCATATAACACCGACATTAACGCAAATTTATAGGCTAAAAATCCAACAAAAGTGGCTCCGTAGTCGAAGTCAAAACTAAAAGGTGCATTATTCCACATGGATTCGAAGATAGCCGTACCAACGGGTATAAGAATCTGAGCCTGGAGAGGAGAACTTTCTAGTTCATCCACGTATTTCGTCAGTGAGCTCAAGTACGTGAGAGAAGATGCGACACCTACTGTCGCAGAAACACCTTCTGCGGCACCTTGTGTTATGAAATAACTGGCCGCAATAGCAGTCCCATAACCTGTAGTAGAATTACGAAGTTTCGTTTTCAACTTTTGATAATCTGTGGTCGGTTTAATTACCGGTTTTGCAGACGCCAATATGTAACTCATATATTTCTGATTTGTTCTTTCTCTTTAGGTACTTAAAAGAATAAGTCTTATATATAACATGTCTGGATGCCCGAGCGGTCCAAGGGGGTTGACTTAAGATCAACTGGTGTTTTCACCTCGTGGGTTCGAACCCCACTCCAGACAATCGTTTATACGACATGTTAACTTTACATTAACGTGTCGTATAGATTATCATTCTTAGGAGAAACGTATGATCCATTACTCCATCTATTGTTATCTTTGTCTACCGATTTTATATGGTACAAAGCGAGACCAGGGTTATCCGCTATAAGTTTCATATTAGTATACCCTTGAATTTTCTCATGTAACGCGTTCCCGTATTTAATAATTCCATCATTCTTGAAAATTCTTCCGTTATAATCGGGCCAGTTAATCCACCCCAACTCATTTACCTTATCTCCGAAGTCATGATCTTCGCACCATTTACGCGTGGCTCCCAGGACTATATTGATTCTAGGTATCATGAGAAAATCAGCACCCGTGGTCGATATCACTTCCTTTATCCGTTTTATTATCAGTTCTTGTGGCATTTCATCTGGATCTAACACAAAAATATAGTCACCCGTACACTTGGAGATGTGAAAGTTTCTGTGCTCTGCAAAATTTCCATCGAAAGCTCTTTCACACGTAACTACATCGTCTTTAAAATGTTCAATAACAGATTTCACACTTTCGGTAGAGTGTGCAGTATCTATTAGGACGTTGATGTCGTCTTCCTCGTCTATCACACCCTTTAAGAATGAAATGAGAGAATAAAGATCCCTCGATTCGTTGCAAACCATAATAGCGTACGTGATCTTCATAGTATATTAGAGGATACCTTCTTTAATTAGGTATGATTCCCAAGGTCATTCATAAGGTGGTAATAGTAGACGAGGGTAAAATGCCGCAATTACCTGAAGAGATGAATAAGGCAATTGAGACGTGGTATCGTATCAATCCTGGATACAAAGTAAAAATATATTCCGGTGAATCTTGTGAAAATTACATCAAACAATATTTTGACGAAGACGTACTAAAAGCGTATCATACTTTAAAACCTTACTCATATAAATGCGATTTAATGCGTCACTTAATCATGTATAACGAGGGTGGATGGTATTCCGACCTCCGTCAGGTATGCCTTCAACCAATAGAAACACTTTCTTCGCTTAATAAAGAGTATTATACTAGCGTCGACTGTCCACCAAATCAGGTGTGTATGTATACAGCTTTCATAGGTTCGATACCAAAACACGACATCTCTAAAAAGATGATCGATCTCGTGTTGTGGAATGTCAAACAACAACATTATGGTTTAGACTGTTTATATCCAACTGGTCCCGGTGCATATATGAATGCATCCATCGATTATATCCGCGCATACCCCGATAAGTGTATGATTGGACAGCATACGTCGGATGAACATATCGAGTTTGGGAAACATAAATTCGTCAAGTGCAAATATAACAATGCAAGAGGTGCAGATAATTCGGATTTGAAGGGTGGTAATGATTATGGTGAGATGTGGAGGAATAGGGATATTTACTTAATCTAATGCGTAAATAGTGTCATCTTTAGGGACAACCGATCGCAGTTGCGACTTAAATATCACGAGTAAACCTCTCCAACACTGTTCGTCCTCTGAAGAACTCCTGTCAAAGTGCATATGGGAAATCCCATACCGTTTACATTTGACCAGTATCTCTTCCAGGTTTGGAAATCGAAAGGCACCCTTAGGACAATGACTCTCAATGGAGACATCATGGTAAATAAGTATACCTCCGGGTTTAAGAATGGAGAAGAAAACGTATTCAAACCACTTCTGTGTATTCCAGTGATCTGCATCTGAAAAAATGAAATCATACATGGTCTTATTCTTATTGAAAACAAACGAGAGTTCATCACTCTCTACCAAATTGACTTTATCTTCGAACTTTTTGACAAACTCCGGTTTATTACCTTTCCAATCAACCCAGTTATCCACCAGGGTCAGTTTTTGTAAATTTTCATTCTTTTCTAGTGCTCTAGATAAATAAGCAGTGGTACGACCACTACCTACACCTATTTCAAGAACGTTCGTAGGCTTATGAGATCTTACTAAGCCATAAACTAAATCCAGGTGACATTCGTCAATAGCGACATCTTTACTCGGATTATCGGTCGAGAGAACATGTTCAAAAGACTCACTCATGGTGATCTCATATAGTAATGTGCATACCCTTTAATTACACTGCTCAGGGTGCTTTTTTTCTCAACATACAGTAAAGATGAAGTTTTCTCAAGAGATGGGTTCGCCCGCCCTTATCGGCATTATTCTACTCGCCGCGGTCACATTTTTCGTGAACTTCGTGGGTATTAAACATTACAACAACTGCGAAGCTATGCGAGGTGTTGAAGAATTTGAAAATCGTAAGGTTTACCTCTCCCAGCTCGTGACTATCGTGATCACCGCCGCTGCGACGCTCGGCCTCCGTAAGTTCATTTCCACCCCGGGTGCATCAGCGGCGGGTCCTATGATGATCATCGGTGGCGTTCTTTTACTCGTTTCTGGTGTTTTTGTCTATCAGCTTCTTCACGCCGATAAGGAGACGTGCGCGCCTAAGGATTCAGAGGTTACTTACTCCATCACCGGTATGACTTTCGCGAGTTTTATCATTCTCGCAGGTTTGGGTGCTACGTACATGGCATATACCAAGAAGGGTGTTATCAACGCCGGCATCCAAAGCCCTCCGCAGAACTCCATCCCCATCAATCAGGCGTTACAACCATCGTAAAAATTTCAATTAACTAGTATGGAACTACATGAAGCTACGTATACTGTATGTATGCTTATAGTTCATGTAGTACGAAACGTGGGGAAACTCTCGTTGGAAGAAAAACTTAATATCCTTCAGTACGCATTCTCCCTTTTGCGCTCATTCGATTTCAGTTCGTGTAAGATATACAGTTGCACGAATAATCCGAGAATCGAATACACGACCGAATAATTAGCTCCTATTCTGTATTGGTACAATGTCCAGAGTATACTGGCGACTACACCCGAATACAAAAGAGGATACGTATTTATGTTAATTTTCTCCTGTTTGATAGTAGAGATCCTGAACATCATCTGTGCTACACCTATAGATATAGCACTCGTAGCTATAAGTCCGTCAGCACTTACCATTTATATAATTAAAGATTTTAATATAGAGTTATACAAATGGAGAACATTTTGAAATCGTACGCTACCAAGGGCAAGGAAAATGAAATTATCATCAATAAGATCACCCGTCTTGTGAACAAGTACAAGAAGACTGGTATCAACAAGGAGAATATCTGTGGACTCGTGTCTACTCTCATGATGGATGTTCAAAGGATTAAGGGTCTCGTTGGACCCGAGAAGAAAGATCTCGTCATCGATCTCATCTACTCCGTCATTGAGCAAATTGATGCAGGTGATGAGGACTCCGAACTTGAAACAGTTTTGAAGACTATGGTACCGCCTATGATCGACAGTTTCTCGGTGATGTTAAAGTTAAATAAGGCTTGCTACTGTATTAAGTTTAAATGAAGTTTCCTAATCTCGAAACCATGGTAGCATACGGAATTTATACTATTCGCGATCTCGTATTATACTCACATAACAAACTCAAAAAGCGAAACATTGTACCCTTAAACGAATGCAAATGTTGTTCATTCGTTTACGCGGGTGATGTTTGTCTAAACTGTTCTAATTCTTTGATTTTATAACCAATCCCAGAACAGATTCTAGATTATTTTGATCTCTCTTAAGCGGTTTTGCACGTTTAAGGCGTAACGGTTCATTCGTCCCCGTCGCGCCTTTTATTTCGTACATCTTATTCGTAGTATTCGCGACCGGTATAACGTTATCTAATTCTGGTTCCTGAACCACACCTACATTTGAATTGGTATCCACGTCCGCATTTTCTCGAAACTTCTCTATTGTCATGTCGCCACCGTATTCTATTAATCTCTGTCGCTTAGGCGCCGGCTTAATTCGCGCAACCTTCCCATACATAGCCTTTCGCAGCATCACCATATTACCACATATGATACTCCCCCTACTCAGGCCGTACGTCTCGATTGCATATGTTTTCATGCAACTCCAGGAACAGAACTTACCAGAGACTACAAATTTATTCCTTCTTTCGTCGTGTTTAGTTGGTAATGATAATGGGTCACTATCAAAATCGTGACAGCACCACCAGCACCAAGACATAATTAGTATCCGTGAAGAATCTTTAAGTAGTATTTTTTTTATACAACTATATAAAAGAGAGGTGAGGATGGCCGCTCGTATTGGGATATTTCTCATAGCAATAATAGTCCTCATCCTCCTTGGACAAAGTGTACGGAATAGAGCTGTATTAAAATATGACCCGTCTACGAAACAGGTTATACAGGTTCCGAAATCTGAATTAGGAAATTCAGTAGAAGTATTACGACCCGCTTCCGATATCGTCGTCGAAACCCCTGAAGAAGTTGAAAAACGTTTTGATAACACTCTCGACGAGTTGGGCGTCGATAAAGAGGCAGTCAAAGCCGAAGTAAAAAAGGTAGTCGATGAATCATGTGCATTTCCACCCGCTGATGAGATGGGGTGTTATGGTAATTATGAAGATGATCCGGACAAGGAGGGATGTTGTAAGTTAAAAGCCGGTGTGGCTCCGGGGTTAAATGAAAAACTCGAACTAGTCAAAATGATCGGCGCAGAAATCGCCGTCGGCCTCGTTGTCGGTGAAGCTATAGAACAGGGAATGAAAAAGGCAACTGGACAGGCTGCAAAGGAAGCCAGTGAAAAGGCCGCTGCGAAAGCTGCGCAGGAAGGTAGTGAAAAGGCCGCCGCCAAGGCCAGTCAGGAAGCCAGTGAAAAGGCCGCCGCCAAGGCCAGTCAGGAAGCCGGTGAAAAGGCCGCTGCGAAGGCTGCACAGGAAGCCAGTGAAAAGGTCGCTGCGAAGGCTGCACAGGAGGGAAGCGAAGCTGCTGCGAAGGGTGCTGCGAAGGGTGCTTCGAAGGCCGCTAGCAAGGGTGCTGCGAAGGGTGCTTCGAAGGCCGCTGCGAAGAGTGCTTCGAAGGCCGCTAGCAAGAGTGCCGCGAAGGCTGCTGCCGGCGCTGCGAAGGCTGCTGCCGGCGCTGCAAGAGTTGGTGCACAACTTGGTGCAAAATTGACTGTCGCGGCCGCCAAAGGTGGTGCTAAACTGGCTTCCGCGGGTGCAAAGGCCGCCGCGGCTGGTGGTAAAGCGGCGTCGAAGGCCTCCGGTGGTCCAGTGGGTGCGGTGATGATATTATTCGATATAGTCTCGATAACTCTCGATATACTCGATGTTGACGGCTACAATAGTTACACATCACAGGACATGATCGAAAAGGGTAAACGTGCGATTGATCATGGTGAGTATGCAAGTGTAGAAAACGTACCAGAACTCGATTATCCCCGCCTTTTCCCGTTAGATGAATTCTGTCCAGATGAGTACCAAATGGCGTCGGAACTCATGTTTATGCAAATGTTTGAGCAATACACAGTTCCCAACCTTCCTTTAGATCCCGTCGTAGGACCCAAGTGGGATGCATGGATAGCAGCTATCGTAGAAGCGGAGGAGACGGGTGCCGCAGAGCCCGATCTTCCGTCGGAAATTTTGGACTTTTCTATGAGAATCGTGTCTAAATACCACAAAGAGCGTGATGTATTCATTTACGAAAATCTAGGGTTATTACTCGAACCTGATAGGTTTAAGTTACTCGAACTCGTGGAATGGGCGAGTTCTGGTACGCGTCAGGGTATTACCCTTACTCGTGCAGGTGCCTCGGAGTGGAACACAGCGTCCCGTGATATTTGGCTCGAGAATAATGATTTTTTCAAACCACCCCCACTTGAACTTGAATATATTAACCCCACTGCGGGTGTGTATACAGATAGAGTGCATATCACTAATCGCGCAGACCCCGGACCGGACAATAACCCGAACACTATCGCGGTGCCGTTTTCCGAATTACGAACACAACACCCCCAAGGTGAACTTGTTTTCCCTAACTATCCCGCAGGTGCAAAGATGGTCATCGCCGCCGATTACGGTGGTTTAGTCGCGTTTTGTACGAAACGTCGCCAACTTTCGCAAGTTTCTGCAGCTATCGATCCCACACAATTAGGCGTCACGTTCGATATGGAGAACGGTGTCTGTAACTTCACGAAAGAATACTGCCGTCGTTACGGTATGGAATATAAAAATAATAATTGTCGTACGAGCAATGCGCAGAAATTTTTCGAACTTATTGTGGGTACAACCATCACCCGTGCGTATAAGGAAGAATACCAGAAGGGAGTTGATGACCTGCTGTCTGGAGATCCGCTAAGAATGTTGAAGGCTGGAATCGTATTAAACCCTTATAATATCGGCCTCGTTACGGCTAAATTGGTTCTTGATGCGACCTTGAAAGAAATATTCGAGACGAAACCTAAACGCACCAAACCTGCGAATGTACGCAGTTGTAGCAATTTCGGTGCAGGACTTCGCGACGATGGAACCAGTTGCTGGCAAGATACGATACCTAAACGTTCTTCAATGGCGAAAAAGAAACCATGCTCCGACTGGCACTCTAAACATGGTAAGCATTTGCGCGACGACGGTACGAGTTGTTGGAAGGATACTATTCCTATTAAATCTGCGCCTACAAAGAAGAAATCGTGTGATGAATGGTCGCATAAGTATGGGAGAGGTTTACGCGACGATGGTACCAGCTGTTGGCGTGATACTCTCACAAAAAAATCGGCCATGGCGAATAAGAAACCGTGCTCCGATTGGGAATATAAACATGGTAAGGGTTTACGTGACGACGGTACGAGTTGTTGGCGTGATACAGAGGTTAAAAAGTCTCGTCCCGCTAAGAAGTATTCGTGCGACGGCCCCAAATCTGATGAGTATCCGGAAGGTGAATGGAAGGCTGCTTACGGGAAATTACGTGACGATGGTACGAGTTGTTGGTCCGACACGTACGCTAAGAAATCTTCTATGGCAAAGAAACTGAGCTGTACAGATCCGAGACTCGGTGACGGTACAAACGCTCCATATGGGGGACGTTTACGTGACGATGGTACGAGCTGTTGGCTCGATATTTACGCGAAGAAATCGTCTATGGCTAAGAAGAAAAGTTGCAAAGATCTAGGATACGAAGGCCAACTTCGAGATGATGGTACGAGTTGTTGGTTAGATGCCTATGGTCGTGGCGTGGGTACATTTCCGGGGTGTGCGAGTGACGAGGAAAAGGATGGTGCTCTTTGTT